ACGCTGCTGACGCTGCTGACGCGGCTGGCGCTGCGGCTGGCCCGTCCGATCCGGGTGGCCCAGCAGGAGATGGCGGCGGAGACACCGGCGCGCAGAACCAGAAGCGCGGCGGGCGCATCAAGCCAAGGAAGAAGCGTCGCGTCTCCTTCCACGCGCGGGCCGGAGGCAGTCCTGTCGTAAAGCATGCGCTTATGTTATTGTTGAGGAAGGCGTAAGCCGTCGGGGACGCCCGAGCCTAGCTAGGAGACATCATGTCGGAACTGTCCAAAAAGGCCCGTGCGGCCATGAAGTCCAAGGCCCAGCGCCTTGGAGCCAACAGCGCAGCCGGAAAGGTTGACGCCTCCACGTTCACGCCCGCCGAGGATCTCGACGCAGGCGTCAAGACGGGCATGCGCCCGCTGACGAAGCGCGCCTTCAAGAAGGGCGGCAAAGTCGAAGGCAACAAGGCCCCCGCTCGCGCGGATCGCAAGGCGCGCAAATCGGGTGGCCGCATTGGCAATGAAATCGTCAACCGCAATGCGAAGTCCGCGAATGAAGAGCGCGAGGGCAAGAAGCATATCGGTGGCATGAAGTCTGGTGGCCGGGCTAAGAAGGCTGGCGGCGGCGAGCAGAGGGGCATCAGCGAGGATCAGGCCGCTGCAATGGGCAATCAAGCCAATCAGGCTTTGGGCCAGCAGCAATATTCAAAAAATGACAGCGGCGACAATGCGCGCATGAGCGCCTTGGGTCAGCAGCAATATTCTCAGTCAAACTCCGGCATGAAGAAGGGCGGTCGCGCCAAACGCGAAAATGGCGGAAACGTCTTTAATGCTCGCGGCGCAGGAGATCGTATTCGTGAAAAACTGTATGGCCCTCCGGCCAGCAGCCGCGATGAAACCTATGCGGATCGCGCTCCAAGGATCAGCGACGAAGACAAGGCCAAGTTGGCTGACATTATTCGCAACAATCCTCGCAAATCGGGCGGTCGCACCAAGAAAGCTGACGGCGGCGACCTCTCGGCGATGGGGCCGGGCGTCGCGGGTGCGGCCAAGATGATGGACAAGGCGGGCAAGCGCGCAGGCGTTCCCGGCGGTCTGTATGGCGCTGAAACGGTTCGCACGGCGGCTGGCGCTCTCAGCCCGGCCAGCGCGATGGGCAAGACCCGCGCCAAGAAGGGCGGCAAGATCAAGCATGAGGATGAGGCTCAGGACCGCGCCCTGATCAAAAAGATGATCAAGGAGATGGCTCCGAAGAAGAACACCGGTCGCGCTGGCCGGGCTTATGGCGGCGATCTCGACATGGATGACATGCCGAAGCAGGGCGCTGGCTCCGGCAAGCGCACAAGCCGCGCAGCCAACGTGTCTGAGCCGGATTATGACGAAGAGGCGGTTGGCAAGGCGATCCGTTCTTCGCGCCAGAAAATTGGTTCGCGCGAAGCCGCGATGATCCAGAAGATGCTCAAGGGCCGCACCGCGCGCAAGGACGGCGGCAAAGTCAAGAAGGGCAAGACAAACGTCACGATCAACATCAACACGGGCGCTGACAAAGCTCCCCCGATGGGCGGTCCGCTGCCGTTGCCGCCGCCGGACGCTGGTCCTGCGGGCATTCCTGTTCCGGTTCCGCCGCCGCAGGGCATGCCGCCGATGCCTCCGGGTGGAATGCCGCCCATGCCGCCCGGCGGAATGCCTCCGATGCCTCCCGGCCCGCCCGCCGGTGGCCCGCCCATGCCGCGCAAGTCTGGTGGCCGCGTGAGCAAGGTGGCGAAGTCTTACAAGGACATGACCGCAGGCGCGGGTTCTGGTGAGGGTCGTCTTCAGAAGACGGACATCGCCAAGCGCAAGTCCTGATCGGCCCTAGCTGGTCAGGATCAGACGGGAGGGCGGCCCCCTTCGCTCTCCCGTCACATCCACAAGCAGGAAGGGGAACCGTCGAGGGGGACGGTTGCAATGTTGACATATCAAGCGCACGTCTTGAACGAACTGAAAAAATTGATCTCGGAAGAAGTGCAGCGGATCGGTGAAACACTCCTCAATCCAAATCAATCCGTGATCACAGACTACGCGCAATACCGCTATCAAGTGGGCGTTGTGCAGGGGCTGCGAACAGCCCTCGAATTATTTGATGAAGCAGAGGCCAAGGCTGAAGGCCGCAAAAGGGGGTAAAATATGCCGTACATGGTGATGGAGCATGAGATTGATCCTGCCGACACGATGATCAAGGAAATCGGTGATCTTTCCAGCGTCGAACTTTTCAACAATCAGGTTCTCGTCGGCGTTTACATCCGCCCGAAGAAGACGAAGAGCGGCATTTATCTCACCGACCAGACGACGGACGAGGATCGTTACCAGTCGAAGGTCGGATTGCTGCTGAAGAAGGGTCCGAGCGCCTTTGAGCCGAACGCCGAAGGCTGGTTCAACGGCGAAACCTTCAATTTGCGCGAGTGGCTGGTGTTCCGTCCGTCCGATGGCTGGCAGATCACGGTTCACGGGGTGCTGTGCCGCATCCTGAACGACACGCAGATCCGTGGCCGCGTGAAGAACCCTGATCAGGTCTGGTGAGGAGCGAGAAAATGGCTGGGGACGACAACAATATCCCGAAGGATGACGACGAAGGCCTCGTCGTGAAGGTCGAAAGCGCGGATGATGCGCCGGAAGACGCCGCTGAGGACGATGTTTCGCCGTCCGACAAGATCAAATTGCTGAAAGAGCAGCTTGATCGGGAGCGCCGCGCGCGTTCGGAGGCCGAAATGCTGGCCCGACAGGCCGCAGAACAGGCCAATGCGGCCTATTCGCGCGCCGATGACAGCGATTTGCATGTTGTGAACACGGCGATTGCGACGGTTCAGAGCGAAAACGAGGTTCTGACCGACAAATATGCCGAGGCGATTGAGGCTGGCGACTATCAGGCCGCCGCCAAGATCCAGCGCACGATCTCGCAGAACGAAGCGAAGCTGCTTCAGCTTGAAAATGGCCGCGCCGCCATGCAGTCCCGGCCTCGCCAGCCGGTCATTCAGGTGCCGCAGCAGTCTGATCCGGTCGAGCGGTTCGCCGCGCAGCTTTCGCCGCGCTCGGCTGACTGGGTGCGTCGCAATCCGCAATGCGTGACCGATCCGCGCCTGAACCAGAAGATGATCGCCGCGCACAATCTGGCCGTGGCCGACGGTTACGAGCCCGACAGCGACGATTACTTCAGCTACATCGAAGACACGCTGCGGATCAACAACAGCCGCCAGCCCCGCCGGGCTGATGCGGATGAGGGATCGCCGCTGTCGAGCGCCTCGAAGCCGTCCCGTTCGGCTCCGCCACCCGCCGCCCCGGCCAGCCGGGAGCCGACCAGCCGCAACCAGATGCGTCTGACCTCCGCTGAAGCGGAAACGGCGCGTTCTCTCGGCATGACGCCGGAGGAATACGCCAAGAACAAACTGCTGCTGCGCCGCGAAGGCCGGATGCACTGAGGAGATCGAGATGTCTGATATTTTCAACGATGCAGCGCCGGGCCGTCGTGGCCGCCGGATCAAGACGATGGACAGCATGGACGACGATATGCCGCCCGCATCCATGAACACCGACACCGAGGCGCTGGAACCCTCTGGCTCGGTTCCTCGCTCCACGATGCGCGCCGAAATGCGTGAAGAAAGTTCGATGGAGCGCGCCAAGCGCCGCGCCGCCGAGATCATGGGCCATATCGGCGACATGGACGAAGGCACGGACGACTTCTACATCGACCGCGCCGACATCCCGGAGGGCTGGACCTACGAGTGGAAGCGCCTGACGCTGCTGGGTGCGGAAGATCCGACCTACACGGTGCAGTTGCTCCGCATGGGCTGGGAGCCGGTCCCGGCCTCGCGTCATCCGCACATGATGCCGCCGGGCTGGTCGAAAGGCACCATTGAGCGCAAGGGGCTGATCCTGATGGAGCGCCCGGCTGAGGTGGTCGATCAGGCTCGTCGCCTGCGTGACAAGGCCGCGCGCGATCAGGTCCGGGCCAAGGAAGCGCAGTTGTCGGGAACGCCGGAAGGCACGATGACGCGCGATCATGCGTCGGTTCGGCCCAAGATCAACAAGGGCTGGGAAGCGTTGCCTGTCCCTGAAGAGTGAGTTGGGTCGCAATTTGGGGCTGACAGGGGCCGTCTCGGGAAACCGGGGCGGCCTTTTCTGTTGCCGGGTTTCCGCCGTTGCGGGCGGCCTGTTAACGGGTTTTTGCCGTTACGAAAAAAAGATGAACAATTTCAATGGTTGCTCAAAACGATTTAAGTATCTGCCATGCCCGCTGGGCGCGTTATCTGTGAACGGGTTTCCGCCGTTGCGGCGAAAGGTAACAAAACGGCGCGATTGTTACCTTTTGAGGGGTGGGAAGGATGTGGGAAGGATGTGGGAAGGAGGTTGGGAGGAGGTTGGGAGGAGATAGGGAGGAGGTAGGGAGGAGACAGGGGAGGAGTAGGTGGGTTTCCGCCAAGGGGTGGGTGAGAACAAGATCGCTTGACTGTTCCCAGCGGCGACATTTGATCGGGTTTGATTGAGGGTTTCATTTCGCGGAACGCAATTTTGTTCCCGGCCATCTTGCCGACCCAGCCAAAATCGACATACAAAAGGAAAGGCCCCCGGCGTTTGCGCGCCGAGGGCCAGAGAACAAAGGTGACGCTGGCAGGCATCACCGAACGACATTGACTTTATCGGTTTCGATTTTTTCAGTCAATGTCATCCCTGCCAGCGTTGCCCGAAAATGCACGATGATGCCCGGCCATGCCGATTGAGCGTCTGACCGCAGTTCTCGGGCCATCTTCCGGTGGGGAGCCTATCCCAGACCGCGACGGCAGGGCGTCTACCAATCCCTGACAAAACGCGCGGCGGGCACTCACGGGATTTTCCCGGCTCCGACCGTCCCGAAGCCCCACCGGGCGAGGGAGCATCAGCGGCCTAAACCCCCCACTAGTCCCGGTTCTGCCGGGCAGGGGAGCGGAGAGGCCCCCCGAGAGCCGGAAGGCAGGGCACCGCTGATATACCGTGCGTCGAGAGAGGTGGCCCTCAGACCGCGTTCTCCTTCCTTCGGGGAGGGGAGGGGTAGCGGAGGCGGAGGTGCGCCCTGTCCACAGAATTGTTCCTTTACATTGTTCCGTGGGTCAGGTAATTTTGTCGCCAAGGCCCCGCGTGGGCCTGCTGCCTCCCCCGGCGTGGAGGCGTAACAACCCCCGGTTCTAGTCGCCCCGGTGTGCGATGACGAACCTCCTGTCACAGGGAGTTCCGTCATGGCGAATACGAACGCGCCTTTCGGTTTCCGTCAGTACAGCGGCACGGGTTCGGCTCCGACCTACGAGCAGATCCCGGTTCAGATCGCTTACAATGCTTCGGCCATTTATTTCGGCGATCCCGTTGAGCCTACGGCTGACGGCACGGTCGCTCAGGGTGACGGCACGACCGCTGCTGCGGGCATTGCTGGCATCTTCGTCGGCTGCAAGTACCTCTCGGTGTCGCAGAAGCGCACGGTCTGGTCCAACTACTGGCCCGGCTCCGATGTCGCCTCGACCAATGTCGTCGAGGGCTACATCGTCAACGACCCGAACGCCAAGTGGCTGGTCCAGTCGGACAGCACCGGCATCGCCCAGACCGACGTGAACGCGACGGTCGGCTACGCCATCGGCACCGGCAATGCCAACACCGGCATCTCCGGCGCGTACATCACCGGCGTTGGCCCGACCACGGCGACGCTTCCCTTCCGCATTGTGAGCCTCGTCTCCTTCCCGCCCGGCGCTCCCGGCACGGAAGCGGGTGCTTACAACTGGGTCGTCGTGGCGTTCAACAACGTCGTGACCAAGAACCAGACCGGCATCTGACAATGACGAAGCGCGACGTTCTCATGGTGGCTTCGCCGTATATCGAGTTCCGACAGGTTTCGGATGACGATCTTCTGCGTATGACCATCATGAATAAGAGCGTCGTGTCATTATCTGGGTGTTGGGAGTGGAAAGGTGCCGTTTCCTACGGCTACGGGGTGATGATGCGAAACCGAGAAAGGCTTCGTGTTCATCGTCTTTCATATGAACTTTGGCGCGGACCTATTCCTCATGGACTGGTTATTCGCCACTCGTGTGACAATCCATCATGCGTAAATCCGGCTCATCTTGAGCCGGGAACGCAGGCTCAAAACATTCAGGATACCGTTTCTCGCGGTCGTCATGGTCGGCGGAAGCTGACGTGTGAAATGGTCGATGCCATTCGCGCATCGTCCGAAAGCAACAAGGCGCTGGCTGACAAATACGGTGTCGGCATTATCGCCATCCGCAGAGCAAAGACTGGAGAAACGTGGAAACACGTTTCCGGTCCCACAACTCAAGGAGTTTGAGTTATGGCCGTGAACCTTAGTGCAATCAAAGACTTGCTGCTCCCCGGCCTTCGCGGCGTCGAGGGCAAGTACGAGCAGATCCCGTCCCAGTACGACAAGATCTTCACCAAGCACGAGAGCAAGATGGCTCTGGAGCGCACCGCTGAGATGCGTTTCCTTGGCCTCGCGCAGCTCAAGACCGAAGGCGGTCAGACCGCGTTCGACAACTCGGCTGGTGAGCGTTTCGTCTACAATCAGGAACACACGGAAATCGCCCTTGGCTACGCGATCACGCGCAAGGCCATCGACGACAACCTGTACAAGACGCAGTTCATGCCGTCGAACCTTGGTCTGATCGAGAGCTTCGCTCAGACGAAGGAAATCTACGGCGCGAACGTCCTCAACACCGCGACGACCTACAACGCGGCGGTTGGCGGCGACGGCAAGGCGCTGATCGCCACCGATCACCCGATTGACGGCGGCACGGTTGCAAACCGTCCGACGGTCGATGTCGATCTCAACGAAGCCTCGCTGCTGAACGGCATGATCGCCATCCGCACGAACTTCCGCGATCAGGCTGGCCTGAAGGTCTTCGCGCGTGGCCGTCGTCTCGTTGTTCCGCCGCAGCTTGAGCCGACCGCGATCCGTCTGACGAAGACGGAACTGCGTCCGGGCACTGCGGATAACGACGTTAACGCGATCAGTTCGACCGCCGGTGGCCTTCCCGAAGGCTACATGGTGAACGACTATCTCACGTCCGCGTCTGCGTGGTTCCTGCTCACGAACATCGACGGTCTCTCCTACATGGAGCGCACGAAGTTTGAGAGCGATATGCAAGTGGACTTCGTGACCGACAACCTGCTGGTGAAGGGCTACGAGCGTTATTCGTTCGGCTACTACAACTGGCGCGCGATCTGGGGCTCGTTCCCGACCTGATCGTAACAGGGGCGGGGCTTCGGCTCCGCCCTTTCATCTTGGCAAACGCATCGCGCTGACCGGCCAAGCGGACGCTGCACAGACAGCGCGACACTCGTGCAGGAGGCCTTCATGGCAACCACCACTTTCACTGGCCCGATCCGCGCCGGTGACATCCTCAATACGACGGGCACCACGCTCGGCAAGGATGTCGCCAATGTCGGCTTCGTGGTCATGTCCCAGTCTTCTGCGGTCACGCAGGCGTCGGGCGCGACGACGATTGTGATCCCGGCCAACAGCCAGATCCTGAGCATCAACCTGTCCGTCACCACGGCGTGGAACGGCGTTGCGACGACGCTCGGTGTCGGCACGACGGCTTCGGCCACGTTCTTCACCGCCGCTGGCGCGGTCGATGGCGCGGCTGTCGGTATCGTCGCGGCTTCGCCCGGCACGGACGCCACGCGCGTCGGCAACTGGCTCGATGTCGGAACGACGGATCGCAAGTTGCTCGTCACGTCCACCAACACCGGCGCTGGCGTCGGCGTTCTCACCGTCACCTACGTTCAGGCCCGCAACCTGACCGCGTAATTTGACCGCAGGAGGTCATCATGAAGGGTAAGTCTGGCAAGAAGCTCCCCGCCAAGTTTTTCTCGGGCGCGAACTCCGGCACCGCCGCCGCTATGGCGTCGAAGGCCGACGGCTTCAAGAAGGGCGGCAAGGCCGTTGCGATGGAAGGCAAGAAGGCTCCGTGCCATGCGGGCCGCAAGCCCCGCAAGTCGGGCGGTTCGGTCATGTCGTCCGCTGCTGGCGCGGGAACGCCCCGTGGCAAGGCTTCGCATTACTGAGATCCCCGCAAGGGATTGTTTCGCGGCGGGGGCATTCGTGCCCCCGTTTGCATATGGAGGGACAAATGGCTGGCGCATGGACCCGCAAGGAAGGCAAGAACCCTGAAGGCGGATTGAACGCCAAAGGTCGCGCCTCGCTCAAGCGCGAGGGGCACAACATCAAGCCGCCGGTGTCGCGCGAACAGGCGCAGAAGTCCGATATGGACGCTGCGCGCCGTCGCTCGTTTTGCGCCCGCATGCAGGGCATGAAAGCAAAACTGACCGGCGCGAAGACGAAAAATGATCCTGACAGCCGGATCAACAAGTCGCTTCGCAAATGGGATTGCTGAAGCGTTCGTGAAATCGCGCCTGATGTGCTATTTTGGTGTGAGAAAAGGATCTGACGATGCAGCCCATCACCGTTTCAACGTCTGACGCGAGCGCGGCGACCAAATACAGCCGCCCGGTTCGCATGGACAGTTTCGCTCACGCGCAGTCGGTCATTCAGGTCGCCGTCACGGGTACGGCCACCTACACGGTCGAAACGTCTATGGACGATCCCAACAGCCCGGTCGCTCCGGTCGCCCAGAACAGCATGGTCTGGAACGACGCCGCCGACAGCGCCATCGTCAACAAGACGGCATCGGCTACGGGCGCGCTTGCCGCCACGCCGACCTTCGTGCGCCTGAAGCAGACGGCGGGCGATGGCTCGTGCCGCATGACCATCGCGCAGTTTGCCAACGCGCCCTACTGAGGCTGACCGATGACGACCAGCGGCACCTACACGTTCAATCCGGGGCTTGGCGAGATCACGCTTTATGCGTTCAATCTTGTCGGCATTCGGAACACGGCGCTGCTGCAAGAGCATATGGAAAGCGCCCGCATGGCGGCGAACATGCTGCTGTCGCGCTGGGCCAACCAAGGCGTCAATCTCTGGAAGGTCGATCTGGTCGAGACGCCGCTCGTCACCGGCGTCGCCACCTATCCGGTGGACGCCAAGACGGTTGTCATCCTTGACGCCTATGTCACCAACGACGACAGCGGCGCGAACATCGACCGCATCATCCTTCCGGTCAGCCGCACGGAATACGCCTCGTATCCCAACAAGGAGCAGCAGGGCTATCCGACGGTTTACTGGTTCGACCGCCTGATCAATCCGACGGTCACGCTCTGGCCGGTTCCGAACACCGACAATGGCCCGCAGTTCCTGAAATATTACCGCGTCACTCGCATTCAGGACGCCGGGTTCGGCAACGGCCAGACGGTCGAGATCCCCTATCTATGGCTGGAGGCTTTCGCCTATGGCTTGGCTTTCCGGCTGGCGCAGATCTGGCAACCGGCTCTTGCGCCGACGCTGAAGCCGATGGCCGACGAGGCCTATCAGATCGCTGCCGACCAGAACATCGAAACCGCGCAACAATACATCTCGCCCATGATCGGCGGCTATTTCCGCTAAGGAGGGGCAATGGGGTATGCGTCGAGGTCAGGCCGGGCAAGAACGAGCGCCAGCAATCCGCGCGCGTTCGGCGTCTGCGACCGTTGCGCCATCTGGTACAACCGCGACCAGTTGCGGTGGCAATATGACTGGGCGGGCGCAAGCCTGATCAACAAGAAGATGCTTGTCTGCTCGTCCTGCTATGACGAGCCGCAGAGCCAATTGCGCGCCATCGTCATTCCCGCCGATCCGGTGCCGGTCACCAATCCGCGCGTCGAGCCCTATGCATGGGATGAAATCGACCGTCGTCAGCTTTCTGGCTTCAACGCGGTCGATCCCAAGACAGGCCTTCCGGTTCAGCAGGGCGACACGCGCGTCACGTCGATTGACGACGAGCCCGACAAGACCCGCGTCACGCAGCAGACCGGCGAGCCGCCGGGCGGGCGCAATCAGGAGCCCGGCACTGATCCGAACGCTCCGGGCGATGCTGATCCGGGCCTTCCGTATGGCTTTGACGAAGTGCCGAAGACGGGGCCGCTCTGATGCCGAGATACGCCAGCAATATCCAGATCCCGAACTTGCCTGTCGCCACGTCGCTGTCGGGCGCTGAACAGGTCGAGATCGTGCAGGCGGGCACTTCGGCGCGCTGCACGACGCAGCAGATCGCGGATCTCGCGCGCGTGATGGTCGCCCAGAACGTCACAACGGCGCAGAAGACGGCGCTCCCGGCTCTGGTCGGGCAGATCGTCTTTGACACCACCCTCCAGAAACTCTGCGTCCGCACGGCCTCTGGCTGGCAGACAATCACTTCGGTGTAATTCATGGCGAACGCCCAGATCCCGAACCTTCCTGCGGCCACCTCCCTGAGCGGGGCGGAACAGGTCGAGATCGTTCAGGCGGGCGTCTCGCGGCGCACGACGACTGGCGCGATTGCTGGTCTTCAAGCCGGTCCGACCGGACCCACCGGCGCGCCCGGCATGACCGGTCCGACTGGCCCAAATGGTCAGAAGGGGCCAACCGGGCCGCAAGGCGACATCGGCGCGACTGGGCCGCAAGGCCCGACCGGTCCGACCGGAGCGACCGGAGCCACCGGCCAGATGGGTCAGAGTGGTCCTACCGGCCCAACAGGACCGACGGGGGCTGCTTCGACGGTTGCTGGCCCGACTGGCCCAACCGGCTCTGTCGGCCTCACAGGGCCGCAGGGGGAACCCGGTCCCGCTGGACCTACCGGACCTACCGGCCCACTCGGAAATGTCGGTCCTACCGGCCCTACCGGCGCTGCAAGCACGGTTGCAGGGCCGACAGGTCCGCAAGGCGATCTTGGCCCAACGGGTCCGACGGGTCCAACTGGCTCGACTGGCGCTGCCTCAACTGTTCCGGGTCCGACCGGCCCGACGGGCGCAACTGGCGCAACGGGTGCCACGGGCGCTGCCGGGCCAACCGGACCCACCGGCGCAACCGGTGCGACGGGCGCAACGGGTCCGACCGGCCCCACCGGATCGACCGGAGCCACCGGCGCGGCTGGTCCGACCGGGCCGACTGGAGCTACCGGAGCGACGGGGGCTGTTGGTCCTACGGGGCCGACCGGCGCGACCGGCGCGACTGGCGCAGCCGGACCCACGGGGCCAACGGGCGCGACGGGAGCCACGGGCGCAACCGGGCCGACTGGGCCGACTGGCCCGACGGGAGCGCAGGGGCCGACTGTCTATCCCGGCGCTGGCATGGCGGTTTCGACCGGCACGGCTTGGGGCACGTCGAAGGCGACGCCGACCGGCGAGGTTGTCGGCACGTCTGATCTTCAGACGTTGACCAACAAGACGCTTGCAACGCCTGCTTTCACGACATCCGCGACGGTAACAAACACTGCCGTTCCCTATTACAACATTCAGCACACAAGCGCCGGAACCAATCTGAAATATGGCCGCATGGGTTGGAGTTCGGGAGCGTTCACAGTCGATGCGGTTAACGACGCCTACACGGTCGCCACCAATCGCCTGACGCTGGCCTCCAATGGCGCGATGACGGTCAACGCGCCGGTCGATCTGACGCCAAACGCATTTTGGACTGGCAGTTTGACGATCTCCGGTAACGGCTATTCTGGCGGATTGTCTTTCGATGCCACCGGCATGTGGGTCGGGCATAATTCGAGCGGTCGCGCGCTGATCTTTGCGACCGACGAAACCGAGCGGATGCGGATCACGGGCGCGGGTAACGTCGCCATCGGCGGCTCCGGCGCAGCGACGGTCAGCCTGTACAACCAGAAGAACATCACGGGCGGCACGACCGCCTATGGCTACCTTCTGTCGTCAGCGGTTCAGTCCGACGCTACCTCCACGGTCTATGGCAACCTGACGAGCATCTCGACGGCGGCGGCGTCGTTCACGCTTGGCAATCTCGTTCATCACGGCGCGACGCAAAGCACCATCGGTGCGGGATCGGCAGTCACCAGCCAGTTCGGTTTCTATGCATTCGCGTCTTTGACTGGAGCCACCAACAATTACGGCTTCTATTCCGACATCGCGTCGGGCACCGGGCGCTTCAACTTCTACGCCAGCGGAACCGCCAACAACTACATGGCTGGTCCGCTTCTGCTTGGCTCGGGCGGAGCCTATGCGTCGAGCCGTGCGCTGAACCTGAACAGTTCCAGCAACTATTATGGCATCTCGTTCCAAGTCAGCGGGACGCAATACGGCCAGATCATTCAGGAAAACACGGGCTATCTGTACATGGATGGCTCGACCGGCATGATCTTCCGGCCCGGCGGTAGCGAAAAGATGCGCCTGACATCGACAGGCCTGAGCATCAACACCAGCGCCGCCGCCAACGTCGCGCTTGACGTGAACGGTATCATCCGCACCAGCAGCAACCTCGAAAGCAGCGCAAATGCCTACCTGTATTCCTACAGTGGCGGAAGCAGCGGATCTGTTCGTGCGGGTCTGTATCTGGACGGAACGAACACCGCCCTTCAGTTCGTCACCAATACCGGAACGCGGGGTCAGTTTGACGGCAGCGGCAATTTTGTCGTCGCTCCGGGAGCGTCTCTGACAGCTTTTGGCGTCTCAACAGTACGCGCCAGCGGCACGGGTGCGATGATTGCGACCGACGCAACGGCGGCAAGCGGAACCCGCTACCATGCCATTTTCTATGAGACTGTCAGCGGGACAACGACAGCGCGCGGCTCCATCACGTCAAACGGAACGTCCACGACGTACAACACGACATCCGACTATCGCCTGAAAGAAAATGTCGTTCCCCTGTTGGATGCGACGGCGCGCGTGTCCAGCCTGAAGCCCTGCCGCTTCAACTTCATTGGCGCGTCCGAAACCGTGGACGGTTTTATCGCGCATGAGGTGGCTGAGGTTGTGCCCGACGCGGTAACAGGCGAAAAAGATGGCGAACAGATGCAGATGATGGACGCCTCGCGTCTCATCCCTGTCCTGACGGCGGCGTTGCAGGAAGCACTGGCCCGGATCTCGGCGCTGGAAGCCCAGCTTGATGAAATGAGGAAGTGAGATGGCTGACACGACAACCACCAACCTTGGCCTCGTCAAGCCGGAAGTCGGCGGATCGCGCGACACATGGGGCGTGAAGGTCAATGATGATTTGCAGAAGATCGACGACGTGTTCGCCGCAGCGGGCACGGGAACGTCGGTCGGCCTGAATGTCGGATCTGGAAAGACGCTGAAGATCGACGGAACGGTATCGTCCACGTCAGGCATTGCGGTCAGCGGAAGGGCCACGATCACCGCCAATACCACAGACCCGGCTTTGAAGGTCACGCAGACCGGCGCGGGCGCGGCGCTCTATGTCGAGGATCAGGCAAGCGATCCGTCCCCTGCTTTGGTCGTCACGGCGGATGGCCGTGTCGGCGTCGGAACGTCGTCTCCTGCATCCCTGCTTGACGCCTATGTCGCGTCTGGGGCGGTTGTATCCTACACGCGCAATGCTGGCACAACGATTTCTGACACAGCCAATACGGCAACGCAGGCCAACACCTACAGCATCCAGCACATCGTCTATGGCACGGGTGAGGCCTACACGATCTCCAATTCTCCGTCGGCCTACCGCATTGGCACCAGCGTTGCGTCCGACATTTCGTTTCAGACCAATTCGTCCGAAAAACTGCGTCTCGCCAGCGACGGAAATCTTGCCCTTGGCGGATCTGGCACAAGCACGGTGTCTTTTTACAATCGCCGAACACTGTCTGGCTCGGCGTCATATGGTAATTACACTCAGGCGAACCTAAGCGCCGATGTGTCTTCTGCCTATGGTTATCGCTCGATCTTGACGCCTGTTTCAAATGCGACGCCCTACACGGTCAGCGGCGTCTATCATTACATGGCGTCTGGCTCGACCAATGGCGACAACGCCACGATCACCAGCCAGTATGGTTATCTGGCTCAATTCAACCTGACCAACGCCACCAACAATTACGGTTTCTTCGGAGATATTGCAGCGGGATCAAACCGCTGGAACGTCTTCATGAACGGCACCGCGCAAAACTATTTTGCGGGCAATGTCGGCATTGGGTCTGGCGCTACTGCACCGACCAATGCGCTTCAGGTTGTCGGGACGGTCAAGGCCTCCAGCCAGATTTACGTCGGAAGCAATTCTGATGATGTTTATTCCGGCGGTGTTCAGAACCTTAGCAACACGACCCGGTCAATTTCGATCCAGTCTGATCCGACCAATTCAGGCGCAAGCACCATCCTGACGTTCGGCGTCGATGGCACGGAGCGGATGCGCCTTGACGCATCTGGCCGTCTTGGCGTTGGAACGTCGTCTCCATCTTATGCTCTGGATGTCTACCGAGCATCAGGAACGGTGTCGTCTTACACCCGTGTCGCCGGAAGTTTGGTGACGGACATTGCTCAATCCGTTGCGACCGCTGGATCTTCATCGGTCGCCACAACCGTTTATGGGACCGGAGAGGCGTACACGCAGGCCAGCGGCGCGACATCCTATGTCATCGGAACAACAACGTCGGCTCCGTTCATCGTCTCGACGAACAATGTCGAGCGCGCTCGCGTCACGGCTTCCGGTGATATCGGCATTGGCACCAATTCGCCCGGAACGAAGCTGGATGTCGCGGGCACGATCAGGACCAGCGGAGACTATCAAACCTCCGGTAACAAGTTCGTTTACTCCTATTCCGGCGGAGCATCTGGAGATGTTCGTTCCGGCATTTATCTGGACGGAACGAACCAGACGCTTGGCCTTTACACGGCGGGAGCCGTCAGCGCGACGCTGACCAGCGCAGGCAATTTTGGCATCGGAACGGCCTCCCCGTCCAAAAGGCTTCAGGTCGTCACAGGCGACAGCGCGACCAGCTTTGTGCGCTTCAGCGGCGCGTCCTATGCCACGCGCTTCATTTCGTCGTCTGGCGTTGGCATGATTGTGGATGCGACGGATGCCAGCGAAAGCACCTACCAGCCGCTTCTGGTTGGCGGCTCAACTGTGTCGCTGACGACCTCTGGAACGTCTCGCGTGACGGTCACGGCGGCTGGCAATGTCGGCATTGGGACGGCAAGCCCATCCAACAAGCTGGACGTGGTTGGCGCAGCCAGCATCTCCTCGACCATCTCGGTCGGCGGTGCGGCAACCATGCAGTCCACGGCATCGGTGGCCGGAAACCTGTCCTTCAACTCCGGATACGGGTCTGCGGCGGTCGCCTATGGTTGCCGCGCTTGGGTCAATTTTGACGGCACGACCGCCACCATTCGCGGCTCTGGCAATATCGCGTCGATCACCCGCAGCAGCGCGGGCCAGTACACGATCACCTTCTCCACGGCGATGCCGGACGCCAATTACTGCGTCAATGTCGCCACCGGATTGATCGGAACTGGTTGGGGCGGCTTCGACATTTCATCCATGACAACATCGTCTTTCGTCCTGCGCCTGTTCAATATTTCAGGTGGCGGAAGCTATCAGGACAGCGAAATCGTCAACATCTCGGTCTTCAGGTAAGGAGCCACCATGATCACTTACAATTGGATCTTCCCGCAGTTTGAAATCGTCCCCGTCGAGGGCACGATGGAAAACGTCGTCAAAATCATTCACTGGCGTTTGACCGGGTCTGATGGCACGTTCTCGTCCGAAGTTTACGGTTCGGTGACGCTTCCTGATCCTGATCCGACTGATTTCGTCCCCTTTGACGAAATCACCAAAGAATGGACGGTGAATGAAGTCTCCAAATATGTGGACGTTCCTCAGATGGAGGCTATCATCGCTGCCCAGATTGAGCAGCAGAAGAACCCGCCCGTCATCCCGGTCCCGCCGCCGTTTCCCGAGTGATCTATGACCCTCAAGATCTGCGTCTACGCCATCTCGAAAAACGAGGCGCATTTTGTGCCTCGCTTTTGCGCGTCGGCCAAGGATGCGGATCTGGTCATGATCGCGGACACCGGATCGACGGACGGCCTGCCAGATGTCGCGCGTGAGCATGGCGCGGTCGTCCATTCGATCCATATCAGCCCGTGGCGCTTCGATCTGGCTCGGAACGCCGCCTTGGCCCTGATCCCCGCCGACATTGACGTATGCGTCAGCCTCGACATTGACGAGGTCTTGCAACCGGGTTGGCGCGATGAAATCGAGCGGGTTTGGAAAAAGGGCGAGACGACCCGGCTGCGTTATATGTTCGACTGGGGCGCAGGCATCCAGTTCTTCTACGAGAAGATCCACGCCCGGCACGGTTATTTCTGGCACCATCCCTGCCATGAATATCCGGTGGCGGATGGCCGGATCACGGAAGTCTGGGCGCAGACCGACATGCTGCTGGCGGTGCATCAGCCAGATCCCAACAAGAGCCGGGGGCAATATCTCGATCTGCTCGAATTGTCAGTCAAGGAAGATCCGAACTGTCCGCGCAACGCCTTCTATTATGCGCGTGAATTGTCCTTCCACCGTCGCTGGGAAGACGCCATCGCCGCTTGCGAAAAATATCTCGCCATGCCGCAGGCCACATGGGCCAATGAACGCTGCTACGCCTACCGTGTGATGGGCCGCTGCTGGGCTGAAATGAGCCGTCCCTATGAGGCGGAAAACGCCTTCCTGAAGGCGGCGGCGGAGGCTCCCGACACCCGCGAACCGTGGTGCGAACTGGCGATGCTCGCCTATCGCCTGCATCGTTGGGAGGAGTGTCTCGCCTTTGCGCGCCGGGCGCTCGCCATTGAGGACCGCAGCAAGGTCTACACCTGTGATCCGGCAGTCTGGGGCGCGCAGCCGCACGATCTCGCCGCTATCGCCTATTGGAGGCTGGGGATGGTTGAGAACGCGCTGGAGGAGGCCAAGAAGGCCGTTGAACTGGAGCCGGACAATGAACGATTACAGGCCAATGTTCGGCTGATTGCCGAAGGCCTGTCCGGTGATGGTCATGGAGAAGCCTGACATGGACCAGCAGACCATCATCAATCTGGCCTTGGCCGGGGCGCTTTCGGCTTTGGGCTGGTTTGGGAGAGAGATCTGGGGCGCGATCAAGGAATTGCGCGATGACATCCATAAATTGGAAGTCGATTTGCCGAACCATTACATCAAGCGGGATGAGTTCCGAGAAGGCATGAAGGAGCTGAAGGAGCTGTTCGGCGAGGTCTTCAAGAAGATCGACGACCTAAAGGACAAGAAAGCGGACAAATAAGCCGGGGGCTGACATGGACCTTCTCAAGGCCTTCGGGCCGCTGCTGGGTGAAATCGCGCCGACCCTCGCCACGGCGCTGGGAGGCCCGCTGGCGGGCGTCGCCACCAAGACCATCTCCGATGCCCTGCTGGGCAAGACAACCGGCTCCGTGCGCGAAATCGCGGAAGCATTGTCCGGTGCCACGCCGGAACAGTTGGCGGAATTGCGGAAGACCGACGCCGCCTTCAAGACGCGCATGGCCGAACTGGAAATCGACCTTGAGCGGATCTCGGCGGATGACCGCGACAGCGCCCGCAGGCGCGAGATGGAAGTCAAGGACTGGACCCCGACCATGCTAGCGGCTGGCATCACCTTTGGCTTCTTTGGTGTCCTGTTCTGGCTGTTCGTCTACGGCGTCCCGAAGGGCAGCGGCGACGTGGTCATGATCATGTTGGGCGGTCTTCAGACCAGCTTCGTGGCGGTCGTGTCCTATTATTTCGGGTCTTCGGCCAGTTCCAAGGCCAAGGACATCCTGATCGCGCGGGGGCGCTGAAATGGCGGCGCGCAACTGGGATCAGTGTTTCAGGCTGGTCCTGAAGCATGAAGGCGGCTTCGTGAACCACCCGCAAGATCCCGGCGGGATGACCAATCTCGGCGTCACCAAGCGGGTTTGGGAGGAGTTCGTCGGCCACCGGGTCGATGAGGCCGACATGCGCTCGCTGACGCCCGACATGGTCAAGCCGCTCTACAAACGGATGTACTGGGACAAGATCCGGGGCGACAGCTTGCCGCTCGGCGTCGATTACGCGACCTATGATTTCGCCGTGAACAGCGGCGTCGAGCGCGCGGCCAAGATGCTTCAGACGGTCGTTGGGGCTGACCCGGACGGCGTGATCGGCCCAAAGACGCTGGCGGAGGTCGGCTCCCTGCCGCCCGCCGACGTTATCCGCTCGCTTTGCGCCGCGCGCGAGGCCTTTCTCCAGAGCCTGAAAACGTGGCCGGTCTTCGGAAAGGGATGGGGACGCCGGGTCAATGACGTAAGCCGCAAGGCGGTCGAGATGACGAAAGCCCCTGTAACGTGATACAATTCCGTGGAAACGGAGTTCCCAAATGACGACTGGGCTGAGTTACGACGGGTCAGTGGCTGGCACGACCAGCTATGTGACCCAGATCGCCACGATGGCCGTCGTGGACGCTGCCGACCCGGCTTTCCAGATCATCCTCCCTCAGATGATCACCTACGCCGAGAACCGGATTTACCGTGATCTCGATTTCCTGTTCACGTCGATTGCGACGACAGCCTATGGCCTGACCGCCGGGTCGCGCCAGATCTCCGTCCCTGCGGGCACCATTGTCGTGCCAGAGCAGATCAACGTCCTTGTCGGCTCGTCCAACCCGGATCTGGCAACGCGGACGCCGCTTCTGCCGACGACCAAGGAGTTCCTTGACACTGTCTATGGATCGGGGGCGGTCGCAAATCGGGGTGTCCCGCAATATTTCTGCCCGTTTGATGACTATACGTTCCTCGTCGGCCCCTATCCTGACCAGAATTATTCGTGCGAGATCGTCGGCACCTATCGCCCGGACAGCATGTCCGCAACGAACAAGACGACGTTCATCTCGCTCTATTTGCCCGACCTCTTCATTATGGCGTCGATGATCTATGTCTCGGCTTACCAGCGCAACTTTGGCCGGGCCAATGATGATCCGCAGATGGCCGTGACTTACGAGAGCCAGTATCAGGCGCTTCTGAAGTCGGCCATGATGGAAGAGAACCGGAAGAAGTTTGAGGCTGCGGCGTGGTCGTCGCAGTCGCCTTCTTCGGTCGCCACTCCGACGCGAGGCTGATCCATGCCGCATCAGTCGCTGAAACTCATTCCGGGCGTCGATCAGACCAAGACGCCCGCGCTGAACGAGGCGGCGATCTCGGAGAGCCAGCTTGTCCGTTTCGTGCCGGATCGGACGCTCGGCGGCATCGTGCAGAAGATCGGCGGCTGGTCGCGCTATGTCTCGACCCAGTTCAATTCGATCATTCGCGCCTTGCATCCTTGGTCGGATACGAACACGGAAGCCTATTTGGCGGTCGGCGCGGAGGGCAGCGCGCCCCTCACCATCACCAATATCAGCGGCAGCGGAACCGTCGTCACGGTCACTTTCTCTGGCACGGCCAATCTGACGGTCGGCTACGCCATCCAGATTTCTGGCGTCAATCCGGTCGCCTACAATGGCACGTTCAACATCACCGGCATCAATGGAAACACGCTGACCTATGCCAGCACCGCTACCGGCGCTTATGTCTCGGGCGGATTGATCTATGGCGGCGGTGGCGCTCTGAGCGTTGTTCATGCTGGTGACGTGATCGACATCACGCCGCAATCGTGGACCTCCAATCCGACGGTCAGCTTCTCGACCACGCTGGGAAGTCCCATCGTCAACATCACCGACCCAACTTTGACCGTCAGCCCGACGGACGTTGTGGACATTCGAACGCAAGTGGCGGTTGGCGGCCTCGTTCTGTACGGGCAGTATGCGATCTACAACGCCTATGTCGGAGCAAACACTTACAGCATCATCGCCACGGACATTTTTGGCGATCCCGTCAACGCCACATCGACAGTCGCGTCTGGCGGCGCAGTGCCGCAGTACACGTCCTATCTCAACAGCGACGTGATCCGCGTGACATTGGCGAACCACGGCTACCTTGAGGGAACGACCTTCCCGGCGCGCGTCGCCACAATGGTCGGCGGCGTTCCCGTCTATGGCAGCTACATCGTCAACGAAGTCATCAGCGCCAGCCAGTTCGACATTTCCATCGACCTGAAAGCCTATTCGGCGGAAACGGTCTACGAAAACTCGGGCAACGCCAATTTCGTTTACGCCCGTTCCATTGGCCCGGCTTACGGCAATCAAGGATATGGCCTTGGCCTCTACGGCGAAGGCGATTATGGCTTCGGCATCGTGCCGCCGTCGCAGGGGGGCGTTCCGATCAATGCTGAGGATTGGTGCCTCGACAATTGGGGCGAGACGCTGCTGGCCTCGCCCTATGGCGGCACGATCTACACTTGGAACCCGAACAGCGGAGAACGCACCGCGCTCGCCATCGGCAACGCGCCGTCGGCAAATTACGGCTTTTTCGTCGCAATGCCGCAGCGCCAGATCGTGGCGTGGGGATCGACCCAGACAGGCCTGCCTGATCCGATGCTGATCCGCTGGTGCGATGTCAATAACTACGATACTTGGGCACCGACAATCGAAAATCAGGCGGGTAGCTACCGCATTCCTAAGGGATCGCACATCGTCCAGTGCATCCAAGGCCCGCAGCAGGGCATTGTGTGGACCAATCTCGGCGTCTGGGCGATGCAGTACACGGGTCCGCCCTATGTCTACCAGTTCAACGAGATCGGCACCGGCTGCGGCCTGATCGGCCACAAGGCGGCGGGTTCCATGAACGGCGTCGTTTACTGGATGGGGCAGAACCAGTTTTTCCGCATGGCTGGCGGCGGCGTCGAGCCGCTGAAATGCCCGGTCTGGGATGTCGTCTTTCAGGATCTCGACCGCGATCATGTGGACAAGATCCGCATCGCTCCGAACAGCCAGTTCGGCGAGGTTGCGTGGCATTTCCCGATCACGACGCCGGGCGCGAACACGGGCGAGAACTGGGGCTACATCAAATACAACGTCCTTCTTGATCAGTGGGATTACGGCTTCAACTCGGCGTCGAACCCCTATGTCTCGCGCTCCGCGTGGAGCAATGAGAGCGTCGTCGGTCGCCCCGTCGGCGCGGATCTCAACCGCTACCTTCAGCAGCATGAAGTCTCGACGGACGCCGACGGTTCGCCGCTCGTATCGTATTTCCAGACCGGCTATTTCGTGCTGACCGAAGCCGACGTGAAGATGTTTATCGACCAAGTCTGGCCCGACATGAAATGGGGTTATTACGGCGGCGATCAGGACGCGCAGATCCGTCTCTATTTCTATGTGACGGACTATGCCGGAACCGCGCCGACGGTCTATGGACCCTACACGCTGACGCAGGCGACGACCTACATCACGCCGCGTTTCCGGGGGCGTCTGGTGTCAATCCGCATCGAAAGCACGGATCTCGGATCGTTCTGGCGCATCGGCAATTTCCGCTACCGCCTCCAGCCTGACGGGCGCTTCTGATGGCCTCTCTTGACGACATCCTGACAACCCAGAAAAACGGCGTTGTCGCCATCAACGGCCTCGTGCAGGGGCTGACGAAAATCTACACCAATTTCCGCAACATCCGGCTATTCGCCGGGGCGGCGGCGACATCTGCGACGGCGATCTACACGACGCCAAACCAGACCACGAGCGCCTGCATCACTGACATCATGATCGTGAACACCGGCACAACCACGGCGACCTTTACGATCAATCTGGTGCCCTTCGGAGGCACGGCTGACGCGACAAATGCCATCTTCTACGCATCGGCAATTCCGCCCGGAACGTCGGTGCAGTGGACCGGAAACCAAGCGATTTCCGCCGGTGGTTTCGTCTCCGCCTATGCGTCTTCAACCAGCGTGACATTCATGGTTTCCGGGGTGCTTTCGACATGATCACGTCCTATCCGCCCCTGTCTTCCCCTGACTGGTATCTGGCGGTGGCGCGCGGACAAGTTCCGGGCGCATCGGTCGTCAACGTCTACGGCTATCAGGCGGCTGTCGATGGCACCGTGATCCCGATCTGGGAGAACGCGACGGCTTACACCTATCCGGCGTCTGCCTCGACCATGCTGCTTTACAGTTCGTCGGCGTCCGACACGGCGGTCAGCATCCTCATTTCTGGCTTGGATGCCAGCTACAATCCGATCTCTGAAACAAAAGTTCTGACCAACGGCACTACCGGCGTCACGACCGCAAACAGCTATCTCCGCATCAATGGCATCGCGGTCGTAGGATCAACAAACCCGGTGGGCGTGATTTATCTTTCCAACGCCGGGAAGACGGCCACCTACGCCCAGATCAATCTGGTCGGCACGGAGAGCGCCGGACGCAGCCAGATGTCGCTCTATACGGTGCCGAACGGCTACACGTTCTACCTGACCCGTGTGAACGGATATGTCAGCCCGAACAACAACGCCAACTTCTTCGCCAATTACAGCGTTTGGACCCGCAGCACAGCCACGGGGATCGTCACCGTTCTCCAGCAGGCTCCATTCGTAAACACTTACCAGACGACCCGCGTCGCGCCTCGTCCCTATGCCGCCAAGACCGACATCCAGTGGCGGGCGTCCATGTCTGCTGGCACCAGCGCGATCAGCATCGGCGTCGAAGGCATTCTCATTCAAGGATCGTGATCATGCCTCTGAAGCAAGGTTCTTCGCAAAAGACTGTCAGCCGGAACATCCGTGAATTGCGGCATTCCGGGCATCCGCAGGATCAGGCCATCGCCATCGCCCTGAAGACGGCGCGCTCGGTGAAGGCCGGGGGCGGCGAAATGATGTACGAGCCGGGCACCAAGCGCGACGCCGATCCGGTCGCAAAGCCGAGCCAGTATGGCGACGTGGAGAAAATCCATTCCGGGCCGATCCACAGCCCGGTGGCGGGCCGCACCGACCATTTGCCGATGCATGTCGCATCCGGGTCGTATGTCATCCCCGCCGACATCATCTCGGCAATGGGCGAGGGGAACACGATGGCCGGTTTCCGGGTCGCCAACACGATCTTCACGAAAGCGCCTGAGATGGGCGGTCAGCCGGGTCTTGGCATCCCGGACGCGGAAGGCGCACCCGGCATGGACGCGCAGCTTGGCCTGCCCGGCAAGGCCTCTGGCGGCTCCACCGGCAATGCCGTCCCCATCGTGGCGGCGGGCGGCGAGTTCGTGATAGGGCCGGATGATGTGACACATCTGGGCGGCGGCGACATGGATCGCGGCCACCAGATCCTCGACGCCTTCGTGAAGAAGATGCGGAAGAAGACCGTGGACACGCTGAAGGCCCTTCCGGGGCCTCGTAAAGATTAAGGATTGGCAAACTCCCCATGCAATTCTCGTGCAGCAATAGCGTAAGCGGCGTGGGCTTCTTCCTTGGTGTGGAAGCACCCAAGGTATTTAACCTTTTTGTTGTGGGTGATTTGCGCTTGCCAACAACGATCTCCCTCCTTCATCCACGAAAGGCGGCTAATGCCTTTGAGACCATGTTTGTTGTTTGCCCGACTATTTGCCCTGTTTTGCCCGTGGGACGAGATGCGAAGGTTGGAAAATCGGTTGTCGGACTTGATGCGATTGATATGGTCAACCGGGCCGGATGGAATTTCTCCAGTCATGTAAAGAAACGCAAGACGGTGCGCACTGTAGGATCGTCCGTCAATTTCGATGTAAATGTATCCCTTGTTCTTCTTGAGATATCCGGCGACTGCACCGACAATTATGCGCGGTCTTGCGGAAGCCCATGTGAAGATCCCTGTTTCGGGACAATAGGAGAGGGCGGATTTGAGAGTGGTTTGGTCAATCATGAAAATGATTATACCAGACCGCTAAATAGACTGCAATGAAAGCCAAGGGGGCTGGCATGGAAAAGGAAGACCTGAAGGTTCGCATCGCCGAGCCGGAAGACGTGGACGATGTGATGACGCTGGCGCTGTCAGCCTGCGAGGAAAACGGCTTTGTCGAGCCGAACCCGGCGCGGCTGCTGGCCGAGATCTGGCACGGCGTGACCGTCAATCAGGGCATTGTCGGCATCATTGGCGAGCGCGGCAAGCCCGAAGGGGCGGTGCTACTGCGAATTGGCAATATGTGGTATTCTGACCAGCAGGTGCTTGAAGAGAAAGCAATCTTCATTCACCCGGACTTTCGGAGCGCCAAGGGTGGAAGGGCGCGTCGTCTGGTCGAGTTCTCGAAACAGGTAGCGGATGAACTGGGCATTCCGTTGATCATCGGTGTCCTTTCCAACCATCGCACGGAGGCGAAGGTTCGCCTCTACGAGCGGCAATTTGGAAAACCCTCCGGGGCGTTCTTCCTCTACAATTCAAAGACCGGAGACTTCCGGCGCGCGGCGGAGTAAGAAATGGGCGGCAAATCCTCTACGACGACGCAGTCGGTTTCAATCCCGCCGGAGGTTCTGGCGCGATACAATTCCGTCAATGCTCGCGCAGAAAGTGTCGCCCAGCAACCATTCCAGAGATACGGCGGCGAGTTTGTCGCCGGTCTGACCCAGCAGCAGCAGGCGGGCATGGCGAACACCAACGCCGCCGCCAATCAGGCCCAGCCCTACTACGCCGCCGCGTCAAACACGCAGAATGCCGCTTACCAGCAGGGCATGGGGCAGACGCAGCAGGCCTATCAGCCCTTGGCGCAGGGCCAGCAGCAGGGCCAATACCACGCTGGCCGGGCTGATCAGGGCTATAACGCCGCTCTGACTTCCGCTGCACCCTATTATCAGCAGGCTTCGCAGGACGTTACGCGCGGGCTTGGCGGCGTTCAAGGCTACAATGCTGCGGCGACCGAGAGCGCAATGGCCGCTCCCGGCATGGCGCGTGGCATGAACGAATATGCCCAGAACCAGATCCTGAGCGCGCAGGGCCGTGCCCAGCCCGCCAATGCCGCCGCCATGCGGCAGGCTGCTGGCGCTCAGGCGATGGCCGAGCCTTATTACGATGCCGCCACGCGCGGGACGATGGGCGCAACGCAGGCTGCTTCGCCCTATCAGGATGCTGCCACGCTGTCGGCGCTGGAAGGCGGTCAGTCTGTCTCTCCGGGAGAACTTCAGACCGCCCAGTACATGAACCCGTACACGAAGAGCGTGGCGGATAGCACCTATCAGGCCTTGCGCCAGCAGCAGCAGCAGGAAATGGCGGGCCAGACTGGCAATGCGATCCGTTCCGGCGCGTTTGGCGGCGACCGGGCCGGGCTGGCTGCGGCGGCTCTGTCGCGCCAGCAGAACCTCGCCACGGCGCAGGCCATGTCCCCGATCTACGAACGGGGCTACCAGCAGGCTCTTCAGACGGCCCAGCAGCAGCAGGGCGTCAACCTGTCGGCGGAGCAAGCCAACCGCGCCGCTCGCCAGCAGCAGGCGCAGCAGCTTCTCGGGATCGGCCAGCAGGGTTACGCGCAGCGCATGGGCGAGGCGCAGCAGGCTGCGGCGCTCGGCGAGAAGCGGTATGGCATGAACAACCAGACCGCTGCCCTGTTGTCGCAACTCGGTCAGAGCCAATACCAGCAGGCTCTCGGGGCCGGGCAGGCTGCTCTTGGCGCTGGGCAGCAGTTTTACGGGCAGGGCGCGCAGCAGGCGCAGCTTATGTCTGGCTTGGGCGGAACGGCCTATCAGCAGCAGCTTGCGGCGGCGCAGCAGCGTCAGGCCATCGGTCAGGCGCAGCAGGGCCTCTACAATCAATACGGACAGGCCCAGCAGGGGCTCGGGCAGCAGCAGTTTGCTCAGGGGGCGACGACCGCCCAGCAGCAGGCTGCGCTGGCTCGGCAGGGATACGACATCGGCGCTCAGACGGCGCAGCAGCAGGCGGCGCTCGGCACCGGCGCACAGAACGCTGCATTGCAGGGCGCTCAGGCTCAGATCGCGGCGGGAACTCTGGAGCAGCAGACACGGCAGGCGGATCTCACCGCGAACTACCAGCAGTTCTTGCAGGAGCGCGGCTATCCGTTCCAAGTCGCGCAGTTCTTGGCAAACATTGCGATGGGCACCGGCGCTCTTTCTGGCTCGACCACGACGACGACGCAGCCGTCTTCGTTCTTCTCGGACGAGCGGCTCAAGGAGAACATCCACCCGGTTGGTGAGACGTTCGACGGCCAGACGATCTACCGCTACAACTACAAGGGTGAGCCGGGCACTCAGATCGGCCTCATCGCGCAAGAAGTCGAACGGCATCATCCCGACGCGGTCGGTCGCGCGCAGGGCTTCAAGACGGTCGATTACGACCGCGCGACGGAAGACGCTGCTCGGGCCGGACTTGGCGCGGCCAGCATGGGCGGGGCAGTTTACGAGCCCGGCAACTATGCTCGTGGCGGCTACGCTCCCGGCGGTCTGGTCGATCCGAACGACATGCAGGCGCTCTTAAAGCAGCAGGCGGCGTCCTTTGGCCCGTTCGGTCAGGTTGGCCTTTACGGCGGCAAGTCGGGTGACAATCCGATGGGCGGCGGCAGCTACGTCCCCAAGGCTGGCCTGCATACGCCCAAGCTGATGACGGCAGGCGCATTGCCGCGTAATCCAGACAGTCGCCTGAAAGACACCGTCAACACCATCGACCAGTTAGAAAAGACGGGGCAAAGGTATTTTGGCGAGAAGGGCATTCTGACCAAAGAAGGCATTGGCGGGAAACTTGCCCAGAAGGCTGGCATCCTTTCTCCCGACAAGAAGCCGTCTGAGGCCTCTGGCGTGGCCGCTGGAGCGCCAGCGCCGACAGACACGGCCAAGACCGCCAATGCTGGCCTTGCGCCGCCCAGCGCCGCTTCTAGCGCACCTGCGGCGTCCTCTGGCGAGCAGGGGTGGCTCGACAAGGCGAAGGGCTTTGTCAGCGGCGTTGGCGAGGCGTTCGGATTTGAGCAGGGCGGCGTTGTTCCGCGTCTGGGCTATGCGGGCCTCGGCAAGGTCATCGACCCGATGGAGATCCAAGACCCGTCGAAGGGTGTCGGCGCTTACATCGAAGACGCAACCGAAGATCAGACGAACGCCGAATTGGCGAAGCCCGGACAGGCTCCGGGGCAAAGCCGTGGGGCGGGATCTGACATCAAGGATGCGCTTGGGCTGGCCTCTTCGGCTGCATCTCTCGCGTCAGCGGCTCCGGGGGCTGCCTCGGCGGCTGGATCGGGCCTCAGCGCCCTGATGGCGATGTTGCCTTTTGTCTCTGACGCTCGTCTGAAGGACAACATCCGCCCTGTCGGCAAGACCTATGACGGCCAGAATATTTACGCCTATGACTTCGGTGACGGCGCGACGCGCATGGGCCTGATGGCGCAGGAGGTTCTCAACCGCAAGCCGGAGGCGGTCGGCCAGAGCCGCGACGGTTTCCTGACGCTCGACTATGACCGGGCCACGGAAGACGCCGTTCCCGGCCTTGCTCCGCGCGAGCGCGCTTATGGTGGCGGTGTTGCGCCCCGCATGGGTTATGCGGACGGAAGCGATGTTGCTCCTGTGGAGGCGGCTGGCCTTGTTCCCGTGGAGGAGGCTGATCTTCCCGCCCTGAACGCGCAAGAAGCTGAACAGCGGTACAAGATCCAGCCGCAGAACCTTGAGGACATGCCCCAGCACCGGCAGGACTTCATCAGGGGCATTTATGGTCCCGAGAGCGGTGGCCGTTACGACATTCGCAACGGCGGCAAGGAGACGTTCGACATCAATGGCCCGCATCCCGGTAAGACGCCCGGCCTTGGCGGCACGTCTTCGGCCTCTGGCGCTCCTCAGATGATTTACGACACATGGCAGCGCATCACCGGCGGCGCTCCGATGACAAAGGGTTATCAGGACGCAGCGACGTGGGAACTTGGCGTTCAGGATTACAAGAGGCGCACCGGGCGCGATCTTGACGCTGATCTTCAGGAGGAAGGCTTCTCGCCGCGTATCAAGGCTGCGCTTGCTCCGACATGGGTGGCATTGGGTAAGTCTCGTGGCGTGGCTCCGCAGAGCGGTCAGCTTGTTCAGCAGGGCGATCAGCCTGCACAGGGCGCGCAGAACGCTTCCTTCTCGGATCAGGCCAAGGGCGTCGCCTCCGGCGTCAAGGGCTTCTGGGACGACAACAAGGGCATCATCATTCCGGTGCTGCGCGGCCTTGGCGCGATGGCGTCGTCTCCCAGCCGTTACGCTGGCTCGGCCATCCTGCAAGGCCTTGGCGCTGGTGCTGAAGCCTATGCGGACTATGAGAAGCAGAATGCTGACGTTGGCCTGACCAAGGCGCAGACGGCAGAAACCGCGCAACGTGCGACGAACCTGTCCTTCATTGGCGACATGGTTCGCTTGCCGGATGGCCGCATGATCTACACGGTCGAGGCGATCAAGAAGGGTCTTCTGCCTGCGGGCGCAAACCTGTCTGGCGCGACGATGGACAGCGCCGCCAAGCACTTCCTTACGCAGGCCGGTTATCTTGATGCAAATGGTCAATTCAAGATCCCCGGAACGTCTGAGACTGGAGCGAAGCCTCCGACGGGCGCTGGCCTTGATGACGCAGACATGCCCAAGATCATCGACGCAAAGGTCGATCCGGCAATGACCGAGCGTGGCATTTTCGGCAAGGACAGCCGCCGCCTCGCAAAGGATGACATCTATCTGGTGAAGGGTCCAAACAAGGCCGCGAACGAGCGCATTTCGCAGAATTATGCTGAAGCGGTGTCGGGTGCGCGTGATGCGGCTTCCGGCATGCAGGGGCTTATGGGTGATCTGGCAATCAATACGTCAAAGATCGTAAACGGTCAGAACATCAGTGCGGCGGGCGCAACGTCAGACTTCCGCGCCGACATGCTCAACCGGGCCAAAACGCTGGGTCGTGCGCTTGGCATTCCAGAAGAGTATTTCGCCAACTACGACACGCTGGTGAAGAACCAGAACAAGATCAACACGCATCTCGCCAGTCGCGCCACCAGTTCCGCCGGTCAACATAACCTTGGCGCGTTTCAGATGATGATGACCGCGATGGCGACGCCTGATCTTCCGCCCGATACGCAAGCCAAGATTGCCGCTCAGATGTGGATCGAAAACCAACGGGCGCGTGACCGTGGAAACCATATGAATATTTATGGTGAAGCCTCCGGCGGATCTTATGCTCGCGCCGGTCAGGCTTTCGACAATGACACGCGCGGTCGTTATGAGGCGGAGCAGAAGTTCATCCAGCATCTCATCAGGAACTATCCTGTCGAGATCGAAAAGATGATCAATGGCGGAAAATCTCCTCAGATCATTGAGGCGTTCCTCCAGAAAATGGCGCAGCGGGACGGCATCCGCTACGTTCCGAATGTAAACCGCTACTTTGTTTTTGATGGTCAGTGAGGCAGGGTCATGGAAGAAGACGATCTCTTTGATGGCCTGAATAATCGACAGTCGGGCAAGGCGCAGCAATCTGCTCCGCGCCAAAAGAAGCCTGCTTTCGATCCGTCTAGCCTTCCAGACGACGACCTGTTCGACGGCCTGCGCCAGCCGTTGAAACAATCGCCAGTGCAGGCGACAAGCCAACAGCAGAGCGCATCTCCGGTCGCTCCGCCGCAGGGGCCACCGATCCGCTCGGCTGACCCAAAGGCTCCGATCAAGGAGCGCACATGGGGAGAAACCGCCTCAGAAGCAGTGCGGAACATCCCGAAAAGCGCGGTGGAAGAGGCGCAGGCCATCATCCATCCGTTTTTGAACCCGTCTGAAACCCTTCAGTCAGCCAAGCAACTTGGTGTCGGCCTGTACTCCAAGGCGAAGGGCGCACTTGGCTTTGAGCAAGACCCTGAGCAAAAGGCCAAGGACGAGGCTGCGGCTGACGCTGTCGGTGATTTCTACGCGAAACGCTACGGGTCTATGTCAGGCTTCAAGGAGGCCTTGGCTGAAAGCCCTGTCGGCGTTCTTGGCGATGCTGCAACGGTCCTGACCGGAGGCGGCGCTCTGGGCGCTCGCTTGCCCGGCGTCGCTGGAAAGGTGGGACAGATTGCGGGGGGCGTCGGAAAAGCGATTGATCCTATCAACCTCGCTGTTCAGGCTCCGAAATATGCGACGAAAGCCGCCATGTCTGTGGCGAACTATCCTATTTCAATGCAATCCGGCGTTTCGCGCACGTCCTTGCAGAAGGCTTTGAACTCAGGGTTTGAGAAAAACCCGGTGTTCTGGGAGCATTATTCTGGAAGCGTTCCGCCGCAGGATCTGATCAATCGCGTCAACACGGCCATCAAGGACGTGGCGCAACAGCGTAGCGACAACTACATCCGCGACATGGCGGCTGTGTCAGGACGAAATCCGCAAACGCTGAGTTACAAACTGGTCGATGACGCTCTTGCAGAAGCGTACAAAATGGCCTACCCGCAAGGCTTCACCTTTAACGACAAGTCTCAAAAGGTATTGGTCTTCAAAGACATCAATGATCTTGTGAACAAATGGAAGAACGAACCCAAAAACCTTCACACAATGGTCAATTTTGATCAGTTGAAGAAAGACATTCGTACTTACGCCTACGAACACAATCTTCCTCCGAACAGTGACATTCGCAGGATGGTTGATCAAATTGCGGAGGCTGCAAAGGCCACGATCCCTGACAAGAAATATGCAGAGATCATGGAGAACTATCAGAAGGCGACGGAAGAACTGAATGATCTGAGCAAAACGATGACGGCGAAAGGTCGGTCATCGACAGATCGCATCAGCAAGATCCTGCGCGAACAAGACAAGAAGTCGAAGGGCGATCTGGTCAAGCGTCTTGCGGAGGTTGATCCTGATCTTCCTGCCGCGATTGCTGGCGTTGAACTGCATCCGTGGACGCCGCAGGGGCTGCGCGGCAACGTGTCAGGAACAATCGCGTCGAACATGCTGTTTTCAGGCCTTCCCGCGCTTGCTGCTCATCCCGGCGCAATCGCTGGACTGGCTTTCTCAAGCCCGAAGGTTGGCGGCTTCACAAATTACATGGCTGGTCGTGTCCTCGGCGCACCCGCTCGCCTTTACGGGAAGTCTCCTGCAATGGCAGACTTGCTTGCTCAACAGGCGAAAGAGCAGACCATCATTCAGGATGAAGAAAAACGCCGTGGCCGCAAATCAGGCGGTCGCATTTCCTCGCACGAGGTGGAGGCGGATCGCCTGATCATGGCGGCGGAGCGGGCCAAGAAGGGGATCGGCCAGAAAACCCAGTCGATCCTCGAAAAGCCGGACGAGATCGTCGTGCAGGCTCTGAAGCGCGCCAATCAGGCTCTTGAGGCCTGACGCCGGAGAGGGCGCTCACGCCTGCGGCCCGGCTTTGGCGCGATGTAGCACCGTGCGCCATGCTCGGCGCAGTATGAGCCCCGCTCCTTTGGCTGGCCGCAATAGACGGCGTCGAGGCCCGCCCCGGAGACGATGTAGCGGCAATCCATCAGGCGCAGCGTCAGCACGGTCTTCGTGCCGCTCGCGGGCGTCCACGGCAGCATCTCAACCGGCTTGGGCGGCAGGCGCGTCTTAGCCGCCCTCTGCCCGCGCGCCGGGCCGGGCTTGCGCTCGACCTTGGGCTTGGCCTTCTTCGCGGCCTTCCTCGGAGCGCGTTTGCGGCCATCAGGAGCCTTCCTGACGGCATCCTTGTCCTTCTCGCGGATCTGGATCAGCCCGGCCCGCCGAAGCCGGTGTACGAAGCCCATGACCGAGTTGCGGCTGATGCCAAGCGCCGTCGCGATCTCCGTGCTTGTCTTGTCCTGCGCCCATAGCGCGGCAACCTGTTCCGAAAGCGTCATTCTGCCCCCCAGCAGAAAACGGGGGCCGAAGCCCCCGCGATCCTCAGATGATGTTGACCTTGTCGTCGGACAGGACGGCGACCTTGGGCAGCGTAAACTCGACCTTGGACTGTTCATCCTTGCCGATCTCGCTTGTCTTCACCGCTTCAGAGACGACGTTTCCCCGGAAGGCGGCGGCGACATCGTTCTCGGCGGCGATGATCACGCTTTCCTCAGACCGAATGAACTCGCCCGCAAAGGCCAGATAGTTGATCCCGTCAAGATAATTGTCGAGGTTGGCGCGGGCGTCTTGCAGCCTGCCCAGCTTCACGCAATGCAGGATCATCGCCACGTCATAGCGCGAGATCGGCTTGTTCAGGCTGATGCTGGCGAGTTTCGAGATCCGGTCAAAACACGCCCCGGCGGGGCCGTACTGGTCCTCGCGGTCCTTCAGCGTGGCCTGCGCGTTGCTGAGAATATTGATATGCGTCATCTCCATGAGATCTCTCCATTTCGACATACAATTGCAGCTTCCCGATATGGGCGCTGTTCAGGACGATGTCGCCGCGATCCATCCACAGCGTTTCCCCATTGGGGCCGGGCTGGCGATAGAACAGGCGGCATGTCACGAACTCCTGACCGTTCAGCAAATCACACATTTCAGAGCAGCTTCGCGCCGGGTGATCGACCGTAATCTGATGAACCGTGTTTCCATTCGCTGACGGCATATTCATTGTGATCAGGTATTTCATCAGTCCCCCGATATGTCATTTTGTATCAGACATACCAGCGGGATCGACGTTTCTGTCAAGTGTCTCGAAGCACCACCGTGCCGTCCAGCCTCCTCTTCCACCGGCTGCGCTTGCCGCCCGGAAGCGGATTGCGCGAAACCTTTGCTCCGATGTGGCGCTGGTGGATGCGCTTTACCTTGGCGATCAGAGGGGCATCCACCTTAGCAGTGTGAGTACGATGGCAGGCGCGATGAGCAACCAGCCAATTGGAGGCATCGTCTGCGCCTCCGGCTTCCAGAGGGATTTCATGGCTCACGTCCCAATCCTGTCCCGGAACCACTTTCATGCTGCACAGATGACAGACGCCGCCATGCCGCATGAAAATGTCGGCCCGCATTTTTGCTGTGATGCGGACGCGCTTCATTGGACGTTGTGGATTTCAATTTCGGCGTTTGGATAGGCGTTCCGAATGATGATCATTGCCAGATCCATCATGGCCGGAATGCCGATTTCTTGTGGGATGTTCGACAGGGCTTGGCTCATGACCATGCCAAGCGCGGCAAGAACCTTGGTATTGTCGATGCCATCACAAATCTGAAGAACGGCGTCGCCTAATTTATGATGCTCTTCTTCCATTGTCATAACTTCATCTCCGCTCGTCTTGTGGCTTCGTGCGATTGCCACTCGTTGAATTGCATCCTGATATATTCCAATTGCACCTTCAGTAGCGCCGCTTCCTTGCGCGCCGCCACCATCTTCTCGACGTAATCCAGCCAGTGATCGGAGGCCTTGACCGACATCTCCGCTTTACTGACCGGCATGTCGCCAAGCGCCGCCATCGCCTGCGAGAGGTAAGCGGATTTGCTTTCCTCCAGCAGAGATGCTGCCGCGTCGGCTTCAACCCATTTCTTGGCGATCAGACGAAATTGCTCCGACAGCGGCAGATTGCTCACAGCATCCTCCAAACGGTTGCGCCCTTCATGTCGATGAACGCATTGTCGCGCCGTGCAATTCCTCCATTCACGGTCGCCTGCGTCTTTGTCTTCATGACTTGCAATTCAACCAGCCAATTGTCTTCCGGTGTCCACAGCTTGCGCGAAATCAGGCAATCGTCATCGACAAGATACAGGAACCCGTAGAGCGGGACATGAAGATCTTTTGCGATTTCCTTGGCAGCGACCACCTTGTCGAAGGTGATCAGCCACTTTCCCTGAAGACCGTTGCGAAAATGGTCGAGCGTGAAATTGCGACATTTTGTTTCGACCACGCCCTCACATTTTCCGTCGCGCGTCAGAACCGCGTCAACCGGGGCGGGCTGATAGTCTGGCGTCCGATTGTATTCGCAGCCGGGGTTGTGCCAACGATAGATCTCGGCGGCGCGGCGTTCTTGAAGCAGGGTAAGTTCCCCCTTCGGCGTCGTGATGTCCAGCATGATCAGCCCCCCTTGGCTTGGCCTAAAAAGGAATGTCGTCGTCAATAGCGGCGGGCGCAGGCTTGCGGGCCGAGCCATTGTCATCCTTGCGCTTGAAGGACTGAGAGAAGAACTTTTTGCCGTTCTTCGTCTCCTTCACCCACGCCGACTGCCAATATTCAACGCCGTCAATCAGGACGCTGCCGGTATAATCGGGGTGATTTTCCTTCTCCTTCCTGTCGTTGCGAAACAGCGACCCGCTCAGGTCTTTCGGCTGATAGTTGTTCATGCGTACTTCTCCGTCAGTTTCTGGATCTTCTGATCCAGTTCCCCCAAGAAGGCCTCGACCTCACCTGAGATCTCGACCAGCTTCTTCTCGTCGCGCTCGACCCGCGCCACGAACAGTTGCATGTTCGCGGGTAAACGCGGATCAAACGAGACGAAATCACACCACGCGCGTCCGGTACATGCCATCTGCCAGAGCATCTGGATCTGGTAGCGGCCCGGCACCGATCCAGACAGCAGTGTGTCGAGATGCGTCGCCGTCTCCGGGCATTTGATTTCGACCAGACCATCCTCCCCGACGAGCCCGTCCGGGCTTGCTCCAGCCATCGACAGCGTCGGGTGCGGGATGAAGCCCGTCTCGACCACGAGGACGCCATGCCGGTCCTCATAAGCTGCGCGAGCGAGCGGCTCTATTTCGGTGCCCCATTGCATCGCCGCCGACTTGAACCCCTCGACCGGCGAACCGGTCAGGCGCTCGCAGATCAATTGGGCCATGTAATTCGCCCGGCTGGCGGCGGGGCCGGATTTCGTCTTTGCGACGATGTCGGCCACCCGCGATGCGGTGACGCGACCGGCCCGCGCTTGCAGCCATTCTTTGGTGCCCTGTTCCACTATTTGATCCTCCAGACCCTGACCCCGTCCCGCTCGGTGCGGGCCGAGTATTTGTGACCGAGTTTTGCACGAGCGCGCCGCCACGCGCTCGACATCTGGCTCGGCGTCATGCCGGGGACGTAAAAACTGTCACCGACACGCATGTCAGCCCAAGGATATTTCGGGGGCCGACCCGTGCTGGGGCGGGGCGGCTTGATCGGAACATTCCTGCGGATCTTGATTGCCATAGCGGTCCCTTTCCGCCCCCATCCCCTGTTATTCCGAGGTGGAGGCGCTGGCCGTGTCGCCGCTGTCATACAGCGCGCCCGCAGTTTTGATCGCCTTGCGCTGCTCCGTGGAAAGCGCCTCGCGCTCGTCGGTGGTCAGGTTGGTCCACCATGACGCGACTGCGCTGGAACCGCCTGCGGAGGCCACGGACAGCCCCTCTTCGAGCAACTTGGCCGAAACTGCAATTTTTTTCTGTGCGGTTTTGGGAGCGTTCTGACCGCCCGTGTTCGCCGCCGCGTTGCCGTCATCGTCCTCCGCCGCCAGAGACAGCAGCGCCGACAGCGAGTAGCGGCGACCGTATGAAATGGCCGAGCCAATGCCCTGCACGTCAATGGGCAAGGCCGCGCCGTCGCGGTCGTATTTGACCGTCACCGGAAGGTCGAGCGTCTCAGCGATATACTGACCGGAGCGGTGCATCAGCATCGTTTCGACGCAGACCGAGCCGGTGTCTGGCATGTATCGCGCGCCCTGCACGACGGACAAGCCGTTCGCCGCAAGCGGCTCGCGGATCACGTCGCGGAGCGCATTGAGGTCGGCATATTTTGACTTAAAAAACGTATTGCTTACGGCCTTGCTGGCCGCTTCGATCTGGCCCTGCGCTGCGGAAAGTGCTTCGGCGATCTGGTCGATAGTGTCGGACATCCTCATATTAATTCTCCTTGCGTAAGGTCAGAGGCGGGACAGGAAGGGAAGGTCGTTGCCGGTGATGGCGCGGTCGAGCGAGCCAATTACCGCATCATCGAATGTCACGACTTCAATTATGTCGAGATCGCGCTGGTCCTCCATCTGAACGACATGGACCCGGTCGAGGTCGTCTTCCGTGACATGATCATGCCACTTTTCGAGGATCTCAGCGCAGATGCTGCGTGCAATCAAACTGAAGCGGGTGGCGCTGCTGTATGGGGAGGTGTGATCGATCATGAAGAACGGGATCATCATGGGGTATCTCCAACGGCTATATCAATTTCGATGCCCAGACCATAGGCTGATTTGTCATTGGCCGTCAACCGGCATTTTGTAATTTTTTGACGGGTGCGGAAAATGCATGCACCATGCGCGCAAATCACCAATAGGTCAGCAATCATGCCAAATACGCGGTTTGTATCGCCGGTCGTCTCCCCCGAAACGGTCGGCGCGCTGTGGCAGCAGGGGCTCGATACGGTCGATATCGCCCGCCGTCTATGGACCCGCCAGCACGATGTCTGCCGCCTGCTGCACCGCTGGCGCGAGGATCGCCGCGCCGCCCGGCTGCGCGCCGAGCGGGACGCCGAGTTCGACGCCGCCCGATGATCCGCCTGATCCTCCCATTTCCGCCGTCCATTAACCGCCTGTGGCGGGCCTCCAAAGGCGGGCGCGTCTACCGCTCCGGCGAATATGCGGGCTGGCGCAGCGTATCTCTCTGGCGGCTGCGGGAGCAGATGCGGATGTCGTACCCCGGCCAGAGCGTGGAGGGCGCCTATCGCCTCACCGTCCGCGCTGTGAAGCCGGATCGCCGCCGCCGGGATCTTGGGAACCTCGAAAAGGCGATCTCCGACATCATCGTCGCCGCCGGGATCGTTGAGGACGATCATCTGTGCCAGCAGATTGTCCTCGCGTGGGTCGAAGACGGGCCTGAGTGCGAGATCCTGATCGAGCCGCACCGGGCTGAAATCGCCGCCTGAAAAAAATTACAAAATATGATGCCGACCCGCTTGACGATGCCCGCTGGGCATGCGAAAACGGTTGCACGGTCGCTGGTGACCGCCGCTGATTGATCTGGAGATTGACATGACCGACCTCGCCGCCCTCGCCGACCGCTACGCTCTGATCAAGGCCGAGATTGACGGTCTTGAGCGCCTGCTCGCCGCCGCCAAGGCCGAGATCAAGGCCGCTGGCCGGGAAGAGATCGTCGGCGCGACCGCCATCGTCACGCTGTCGCTGTCGGAACGGAACTCGCTCGACACCGCCGCCGTGAAGAAGTTGCTGACGCCTGAGCAGATCGCCGCCTGCACCAAGGTGACGCTGGTCGAGACGATCCGCGTCAAGGCCGCTGCCGCTCTCGACGTGGTGCCCGCATGATGACAGATGCCGACCTCCTCGCCCGCTTGATCAAGGCCGACCCCCGTCTGGGGTCGGTCATTGCCGAGGCCCGCGACATCGGCATGCATGACGCCCACATCGTGGACATCCTCGCGCAGATCCTCGCCGACGAGTGTCAGTGTCGCTACGGGTATCCGCCGCAGTCTTTTATTGTACACCTCGCGCGGCATGGTAATAAACCCCGTTGACACTGCCCACGGGGCATGCATACTGAGACTGCCAACTGATGGAGATTGATATGACCAAGATGTACCAGTTCCGCGTCACCTTCGAGACGAAGCTGTTCCAGACCGAGCGGTATTTCTGGCTTGCCAACCGCGAGGACGGACAGGCTCTGCGCGCCGCGCTCGCCAAGCGATTTCCGGGCGTTGAGATGCATGTCGATTTCTGCACCATCGACCACGTCCTGTCGCCTGACGTGGCCGCCGCCGAGGTTGCTGCCGAGATCGCCGCGCATGACGATGTCGCGCTCGGTCGATGATGCAATGGGCCGCTCTTCGGAGCGGCCTATCTCACAGGGGGATTACATGGCACGACACGACGAATTGTCCCGGCTGCTTGACCGCCTTGGTCGCACGAACGCCGAGGTCGCGCAGGCGCTCGGCGTCCACGAGCGCACGATCTATAAATGGCTCTCCGGCGAGCGCCCGGTGCCGCAGACGGCGATGATTGCGCTACGCCTGATCGTCGAGCGCGAGAAGGGCAAACGCTGATGCTTAGGCCGTATCAGAGCAACGCCATCGACAGCCTGCGCGACATGATGCGCGCCGGGATCTCGCGGGTCGTCATGCAATTGCCGACCGGCGCGGGCAAGACGATTATCGCCGCCGCGATCATTCGAATGGCTCGGGAAAAGGGCAAGCGTGTTCTCTTCGTTGTCCCTGCGCTGTCCCTCATCGACCAGACCGTCGAGCGGTTTGAGGGCGTCGGCATTGACGACATCGGCGTCATGCAGGCCACGCACGAATTGACGCGGTGGGGCGCGCCGGTGCAGGTCTGTTCGATCCAGACGCTGTCACGCCGCACCGTGCCGGAAGCGGATCTCGTCATCGTGGACGAAGCGCATGTTCAGTTTAAGTTTTTGCGCGATTGGATGATGGACCCGGCGTGGTCGAAGATCCCGTTTGTCGGGTTGTCCGCGACGCCGTGGGCAAAAGGCATGGGGACGCTGTGGGGCGGGTTGATGATCCCCGTGACAATGCAAGAGTTGATTGATCTCGGCCACCTGTCTCCTTTTCGCGTCTTCGCGCCCGCGCATCCCGATCTGTCCGGCGTTAGGACGGTCGCCGGGGATTACGAGATCAAGGCCTTGGGCGAGGCAATGGACAAAGGCGCGCTGGTTGCGGACATCGTCTCGACGTGGCTGGCGCGCGGCGAGAACAGGCCAACGATCTGCTTTTGCGTCAATCGCGCGCATGCGAAAAACGTCGCAGACCAATTTGAAAAAAACGGCGTCGCGGCGGGCTACATGGACGCTTTCACGGATCGACTGGAGCGCACGAGGATTGTGCGCCGCTTTGAAGCGGGTGAGATAAAAGTGCTGTGCAATGTCGGCGTGTTGACAACTGGCTTTGACAGCGATGTCCGTTGCATCATTCTCGCCCGGCCAACGAAATCCGAAATGCTTTTCGTGCAAATGGTCGGTCGCGGCCTGCGCCCGGCTGAGGGCAAGGCCGACTGCCTGATCCTTGATCACAGCGACACCACGATCCGGCTCGGCTTTGTCAGCGACATCCATCACGATGCGCTCGACGATGGCAAGCGCAAAGCAAAAAACGAACGCGAAAAGAAAGAGCCGCTGCCGAAAGAGTGCCCGCGCTGTACATTTCTGCGCCCGCCAAAAGTCAAAGAATGCCCAGCTTGCGGCTTCGTCGCGCAGGCGGTGAGCGGCGTCGAGGTCGAGAAGGGAGATCTTCACGAGATCACCCGCGACCGGCGCATCAAGCCGAAAGACTGGTCGATGGACCAGAAAGCCGCGTTTTATGCGGAACTGCTGCTGCATGCGAAGTTGCGCGGCTACAAGGCTGGCTGGGCTTACCATGCGTACAAGAACCGGCTCGGCGTCGGGCCGCATCACACGCTGCCAGCGACGCCCGCGCAGATGATTTCGGCGGAGACGCAGGGCTGGATCAGGCACTACAATATCGCCAAGGCGAAGGCGCGGGAGGCGGGCAATGGGGCTGCACGAAAGACCGGCTAAAGAACTCTGTCGGGGTCGGTGGTCGTATTTGTTGCCGCTCATGGGCGTCCCGGCTCAATTCCTGAAAAACAAACATGGACCC